TTTCTTTCAACCCTTCAACTTGGGACTCGGCGTATTCCTTAACTGCTTTGTTTTCTCGATCTAATAGTTTTTGGGCCTGTTCATTTGACAATCCTTGCTCTTTCGCGAATTCGGCAATCTCGTCAACAGCACCCTCATTTAGCATCGAGTCTTTAGGCAGTTTAAGGTCATATTTAATGGGCTCATCAGTCTTATCCGAATCGCCGTCTTCTTTGGTCTCATCGGCTTTTTTCCCCGATTCACCTTTTTCAGAATCCAAATCCTCAGAAGAGGACTTACTATCGTCACCGTCTTTTGGATTCTCTGAACCCTCTTGTTTGTCAGGGTACATTGTTGTCTCAGCGCTGTTTTCAGTGCCTTTAACATCGACAGAATCGGTGGTTTCCTGTGTTTCTGTAGTAGTTTGTTTAGACATTTTCATCTCCTTTTGCTTCTTTCATCATTGTTACGTATGCATCCGGTTGAGCTCTGTTTAAGTCATCAAGCATCTTCAATCCAACCGTTCTTTTTCCTTCAAGAAAGAATGTTTGACTATTCCCGGTAAACGAGGATTCGAATACCCCGCAAAAGCTAAGAAGGCGCCAATAGAAGCGACGCCCGCTACGAGAAGAAAGCACATTCTTGATATCCTCAATATCACGATCATGAGTGCGTTTTTCCTTGCTTTTTGCATCGCTCACCTGCTGTTTATCTGCTGCATTACCAACCAAAGCCTTATTCTTTTGCATCATTAGATTCCGTCTTTTTTTCGACTTGTGTTTCAAGCGGGCGAAGCATCTCCAAAACTCTCAGTGCATTAAAAGAATACTTTGCTGGAGCCTCTCTCAAATCATTTACGATTAAATTGATTTCTTGCTGTGTTATGATGAATTTTTTCAATTTAATACCTCCTTTTTAGGTTGAAATAATGTCGTTATTTCTCAAGACTGCTAGAATTTCTTCGATTTTTTGAGCTAAATCGCTATCATTGGCTTCTAAAACATTTATCGATGCTGTAACTTCAGCAAAGTTATTGTTGATATCTGTATCTGCCCCAGAACCACTTATGGCTGCTACTGTCCCATCTGTCGAACCACCAGAGGAATCGGTTAGACTTGCGTTTGCAATTGTGTCGTCGTGTGAAACTCCGGTGCTATCGGTCAAGCTAGTAACCGCTGAACGCTCTTGATACTCGCGCTCTATTTCAAACCAAACTGAACCATTCCAAATAAATTTTGATCTTCGAACGTTCCCTGCCGTATTAGAATATGTGGGGTCTGCTGTAATCGGGGTACAGTTAAATGCTGAGGTATCCAACTGTATCCCCCAGGTATACCCAATCAATTCAACAATTTGTCCCGTATATCCACCGTCAGGTAATGTCATTCCAGACCTTAAAGCCCCTGATCCATTCATCCACACGACATTGGCAGAGCTTACAGCGGTTATTTCCTCGCCGTTTCCTGAAGCTGAGTGAGTGGCAACACTCATATCTAATCGATTCGTAAGCGCCACCCCAGCAAAGGATGGTTTATCACTGGTCTTAACGGCTTGATCAGCACCGCCAACATATCCCCATTGCGCGGCTGATATTGTGGTACTCCCGATATTCTCAAGTTGATCTATTTCGGCTGTTGTCAGAGCATCAAGTCCATTCGTAACCATTGTCCCAACCGCTGTATGTTGAGCCGATGTTAAGTGGTAATACTCATTTGTTGTCCCACCTTGCAAACCAGAAAGATTATTGTGTACGACCGTACTACTTTTTGATACGAACGTAATAGAAGTTGATTCGAGCGTAATACTATTGTTTGTACAAACAAACTCCTTATCAGCATTTGCAGTCCCTTGCTCAACGTGGACCGCCGCACTGATAAGCTCTGCTCCGGCATCTGCATCTTCTGCTCGGGTAGGTGCTCCAGACGCATTGACAGTATAGATACCGTTTTCTGCACCCGCTGACTGGTCTTTAATTAAAATTCTGTCGCCGGTTGCGAGAGATACGCCATCAACAGTCTGACCATTTGCGAATGCACTGGCCAAAGTTCCATTAGCTGTTGTAGCTACCTTGACCGATTGTTTCCATTTAAGCCCATTTACGAGCCCGTCTACATAGTCTTTTCTTACAGCATGGGCATCATCCGTTGGTGTATCTGTAATTTTTACCTGACGTCTGAACTCTGCGCCGGCATCGGTAAATCTCATTTCCCAAAGACCAGTATCAGGGTTTTCAAATCGGGCTGATTCTTCACCTGCGACATCTGCTAGAGACCAAGTTACTGTTTCACTACCTGGATCGTCGTCCAACTCAACACATCGTAAACGAACTATTTCATCTTGAGATGATTCATTCACATATGTCCCACTATCTGTGTCGGTCATGGTGTCAACAATAGTGAACCCTTTGCCTAACTTAGTGGTTTTTTCAAATACAACGGACCCAGTAAGACTTGCCGTCGTGATGGAATAGCTAACCGATTGTCCTGGCGACAATATGATAGAATTCCCGGCCTGATTGTCAGCATTAAAAGTTCCTGAAAATGAACTCATCTTAACCTCCTGTTTGTGTTAATTGGCCGGCTTCGGATTGCTCAGTTAGACGTGTTAAGGCGTTGTCGCCATCCAGGTCAGCCTGTGATAAATTTTTTGCAGCATTTGCGCTTTGATTAATCATTTCTGTCATTTGTTGTGCCTGTTGAGCCTTAGCTCTTTGGTCTCTCATACCTGCAACAGCATCGTCTTCTCTTACGATCCCGGGAGGTATACTTGTCATTTCAGCATAGACATCTAGGATTTGGTCAGTGTCCACTTTGTCCAGTGCTTCTGGATTTACTGATGCTACTTGGCTTGCAAATCCAGCAAATCGTTCAATTCCTGCTATCCCAACAAGTTTTTGAGCCTGAGCCATAATAGAGATATATTCAACTTTAAGGTCTTGCCCTTGAAGCTCTTCTGGAGGTTTTGGGATAAGTCCTTGACGCTCCATTATTTGGAATGTGATATCGATTAATGGGTCAAGTAGGTCTTGATTAATTTGTTCAAGAACTGGTCCCAGAGCCAAAAGCTTTTCTTCATGCCTCTCGTCAATTTCTCTAGCCGTAATTTGCCTTCGGTCAGATTGAGCGAGCATTAAAAAAAGGTCTTCATAAAATGATCTACTTATTCGCTGCTCATGCTCTCTTATGTCTTCTCGAATATCTGCTGTTCCCATACGAACTTCATGTGCAGGTCGAAACCCTTTCATTCCGTCTCGCTCATCTGCATAAGTGATATCTCCTGGGAGAATCGATGTTTTGGTGTTTCTTAGTGATACTGGTCCAACCATTGGAGGATTAATAGACTTCTCAACAGCCTGAGCCTTCCGCTTTTCCATAATTTGAAGGGCTTTGATATCTCCTAGAGCTGCCATCCCAGGACAATCGGTTCCATAAACATCTTCTGCTTGAACTTCCCATCTTGGAGCTAAAACAGGGAAGAAGTTGAAACCTGATTCTGAAAGGAATTTACCACTATCATCTAGTCGAATGTAGGAGCCTGAGCCTTTTGCTCCATAGGTGCCCTTTTCATAGTAAACCGAACTAAAACGCTTATGCTTTGATAATGGACTGTTTGGTTTATAGTCCTCATTTGGCATGATGCAATGGCATATATCTATCCATTGTTCCAACTGTCCTTGCTTCCATTGATTTTGAACATGCAGGCTAAATTTATCTAACTTGTATTCACCCGTTTCAGGGTTTTGCTCACCAAACTTTTCAACCAACTGCCTTATCGTTAATCGAAATTCCCTGAAAAATACCCTTGGCCTCATCTTGGCGTCATTAGCCAACATATAGCTCCCAATTGGGAAATGATAAAACCTTACGGTTCGTTCAAAATCCTCTTCAATGGTCATACAAGCTGTGCCAAAACCAGCCATATCGCCGTATATGACAGGCAAGACATTGTATAAATTGGACTTAATAAATATATGAGCCATTCTCTTTGTAACGGTATCGAGCCAAAATTTTACTTCAGATACTTCGACCATTTCAGGGTCTTGTGTTGTTAGGCGAAACCATGGTCTTGCAGGAGAAGTTACCCCAGACATCATCCCGCTTCGAATGGTTCTTGATGCCAATGTGGCCGTTGAATTAATTATTTTCGTATGCCGCTTATCTCCCTTATTGACATCGTTTGTGGTAAAACGTGGTCGACGAGGTAAAATATATTCTCCAAGGTCTTTCCAGTGAGACACAAACGAGGTTCTCTCGTTTTCTAACTGTGACCTTATGAGCTCATATTTGTGGCGTCGCGATTTATAGTTCATTTACGTTCCCAACAATGTCTTTCTTCCGGTACTTGTTCCTAAATTTCCTAGCTGTCCCGTTAAGATTGTGTCGGATCGACCGGAAGAACCTGTAGCTATTTGCCTTTGACGCTGCCTTGCTAAGTCACGTTCTTTTGTAGCCTCTTCAATATTT